CGTCTTTTGTTCTTTCTTCCTTTAAGAGGTGGTTTAGTGGTTTTAAATCTCGCTAACTTCTTTCCGATGTATTTTCTATTATCCACAAGATTCGTAATCACATATACAAATCCCTCAACATCATCAGGCAAATCATTCACAACTATATTATTATATGTCCAATTACTCATTATTATCTCATTGTTAATATCTTAATAGGTCTAAAGACCTAATATCTTCAGAAATTTCTTTTCGTTTCACTCAAAGAACATTTCATTGATATTTATTTCTTCCATATAATTATATATCTATATTATAAACTGCTTGTTAGTTTGGAAGACACAATTGCCCATCCACCGGGCAATTGCTGATACTTGTTACGTTCATCAGATTCTATGTCTAAGTTAGCCACTAGCAATGGCGAGGTCGGTTGACGATTCCCTCGTAACTTAGTATTGCGTCTTTCGACTCAACGGCACTTTGAATAATTCACATAGAATAAAATATTATCAAAGTTGGTAGTGTTTTTAACCTACCAGCGGTTTGTGTATTCCTACACGGTAAATACTAGTCATTCATTACCTTTAGAGTAACGAATGTTTTTATACAAACAGTTTTTGTGGTTAACGAGAAGCAGTGTCGGTGTTTACCCAACTTGTCCGAACGTATGTATGATATACGCCCTCAATCCCGAGTCGGCAGCCCGACTAACAGTTCCACTATGTATTGCCGTATTAGATTTGTTATTAGCCATAATATCTTTAGATTTTGTATCGGGATGGGGATTTGTATTAGATTTGAGAATTATTTGAATCGATTTATATTAGTTATGAATACCATACTAACATAAAGAAATAACGTTGTCAACCCTTTTTATAACTTTTTTTATAAAATAGGTGTTCCCGCCTGTTTGCTCATCTCAAAGTTATCATTTACTATCTCATTTAAGTATTTGAGGTGGTCTGCTGGCATCTGATGGAGTTCAGATATACTCACTCCGCCACGCATATACCAAGATAGTTTATACAGATTTTTGTGTAGATTTTCTAGATTTTTATGATAAGACTCTTGTTTTTCTACTATTTCCTCGCCGCTGGCAGTCTTTAACCAGCCTAGGAAAAATTTACGGGATTCATCTCGAATTTTATTGTATCTTTGTGTTCGCATGCCTCACATGCAAATTCAAAAGTTGTTAAGTCTTCTGGTTTTTTATTTACTTCTGCCACTCTTTTATTTACTTCTGTGATAACTGTCGCTGGCACATTGTTCATAAATTCTATAATGATATTTTCGTCTGTGACAACTTCATCTGGTGTTTCAATTCTGTCTATTGCACTAATTAAAAGGTCCACATTTTGTTTTGATATTTTTCTGAAACTAATTGCAAACTGCTTTGCTAGTTCCATTTCGGTTACTTCCGCTTCTGCCGTTTCTTGGATAGCCTGTAGAATACGTTGTTGTTCTACCTCAATTAATGCCAGTCTTGTTAAACTTTCGACTCTTGGTGGGATTATGTAAATTTTTAAATCTTCGTACTCAACTGGCGTAACTTCATCTATATCTGGAAATTTATCAAGAACATTGTTTATATCTATGTTATACTCTGCTTGTTCTTTACATTCAGTACAGGTGTGTAGATGTGTGATTGTTTTGCCATATGTTGCGTATTTGATTGCTAGATATAACAAGTCTGCATCTATGTTACAAAGATTTCTAGGATTAGGAATGGACGGAACACAACTTGAAATAAGATTCATTAATGCTTCGCCATTAAGAAGTTCATCTGGATTCTGCATTGATATCTCGTCAATTGCAGTCATCGGAAGTATAGGAATTTCATCAAGTATAGTTTTAGGAATTTCTGGATTAAATCTTCCTCCAGTGGGAATTTGTACGTAAATCGATGGTTTACGAAAATATTTGGATAATGGATTAGATTCAGCGTTCATTTTATTTCCTTTGATAAATACAGTATGAGTTAATTAGTAGGACAATTAAGTATGAATATAATGGTCTTACTGATATTTATCTTTAATAATAACTACGAAGTTTTGAAATTTAACAAATAGAGAAAATCGATGGCAACAGATGAACAAAATGTATATATAACGGGTGCGGCAGGGGGACTAGCAGACTGGGCCAAAGAAGGCACACAGTCGGCAATTGCACAAAGTTTAAAACAAATTCAAGCAGATAACAATCAGATGTTGCGATTTTTACATAAGATTGCAAATGGTGAAAAAACTTCTGCGGCACATTTGGCTAAATTAGGCGCGGAAATCAAACAAACTCGCCAAACCACTGCGACAGCGGCTGACCAAGCGGGTGCTAGAGATACAAAAAAAGCATCAACTGATAGAGGAATAGTAGATAGTGGTAGGGCAGTTCTCGCGGCGCTAGTAGGTTTGAGGTCAGATACTCAAAACGAAACCCGCTCTGCTCAAAAAAGAGAAGCAACTTATAGGGATTTATTAAGTCAAGGTTTTTCTGACTCTGCGGCAAATGCAGGCGCAAATGCATCAGCATCAATGTCTAGGCATGAAAAACTTCTTCAACGTACCGCCGCATTTGCAGCCGGACTTATGACACTATCTACAGTCTCGGCTTCAGCAACTCAAGAAGGATATAACGAACGATATGCAATGGTATCCGAACTGCGCCAAGCAGGGTTACTAGCATCGGTAAAAAAGACAGAACAAGGTTTTATTAACATATCAAATGTAATTTCAGAGGCTGGCTTTACTTTTGCAGAAGCATCTGATTTTGTTCAACACTTTTCTAAAGTGGTTGGGGTCGTTGGAGTAAAGAGTGCGATGAAGTTTTCACAAAAAATAGCAAATGCAGACACTGGCGATGGCGGCATGGATTTGATGAGAAGATATACTATGAATTTTTCTCAAGTTTCCAAAATGTCTGGAGACTACTTAGATTCATTACGAATTTCAGGACAACTCCAAAATAGGTCAGATGATGAACTTTATTCGGGCATGAGCGACTTTATGACTAATGTCGAAATGACCTCGAATATATTAAAAATTTCAATGACAGATGCCGCTGAACTAATGAAGAATTCTTTGAAAGCCGAGGATGTAGCACTATTATCAACTCTTCCAGAAGAGCAAAGAAAGGCAATAGAAAACGGATTCTTATCTATGGGAGCAAAGGCACAGGGAAATCCAATGGCAGAAACACTAGCGGCAAGATTATCTGCTGGTGGCTCAGCACAATTTCTTCAGACAGCAGAGTATCAACAAATGGCTGGAACTAGTGTTGGACGTGAAGTTCTACAGTTTGTTGAGAAAATGGCACAGGAACTCGAAGGCGGCACATCAGAATCATTTTCGGCAGCACTAGCCGACCAGTTTCCAAAATTTGCTGACCAACTCACAGAGATGGCATCACAAGGTGGTGTTCGAGTGCAATTATTGTCTGATAAACAATTAGCCGCCATGGTTGGTTCAATTATTACAGCGGCTCAAAATTTTGGTGACGCAGATAAAGGACAAGCACAAGGTGGAGGCTTCCGTGAAGATACCGCAGCCCAACAAAAACAAGAACAACAACGAAAGGCACAGATACTAAGTGAGAGTGCATTTACTACCTATATGGAAAGTTTTACAACAAACCTAGAAAAACTAACAGTATCACATAGAGACTTTGCCAACGCGGCAGCGGACAGCATGATAGCACTGAAACCAGTATTTGCCATGTTTACCAATGTTGGCACAGGCTTAGGTGAAGCGGGAACAGATGTCATGACGTGGATTATGAACACGCTAACACCAGGGACAACAAATCAAAAAATGATGGATGCGTTGTTGGGCATGGATGATTACCAAGAGAAAACAGGTATTATTGGCTTCAGACAAGAACTCGGATTAAACCAAACAGAATCGGGTTCCAACGATGACTTCATTGAAAGTTCGAAAATATTTTTAGGAAACGCAGAGACCAAACTCGGCAACTTGGGCAAGTTAAACATAAAGGACATGAATTCGGAGGATGCCACCAAAAACTTTAACCGAAGCCAGTTACAAATAAAAGACTTAGGTATAGAGATGATGGACGTTTTTAATAAAATCAAATCAGATGACGGTAGTAGATCAGATGATCAGACCATGGCACAACAGGTGATAGACATGAGAGCCGTGTTGACTTCATTGAATACACTCTCAGCACAATTGAAAAATCAAATCACCAATTAAATATACAGATATAGGGTTGACAATGAATATGGAATATGTTATTATAAATAGAATTAGGATAAAATTATGACTTGGAAAAAGTACTTTAAAACATACGACGGCGTTCCACGCCGAGCATCGGACTCTAGTAGTGCCGAAGGCAATGCATCTAGTTCTAAATATAGCAGTTGGCTCCCAGAAGTTTATATGGGTCAACCAAATAGAGCCCAGAGATATGGACAATATGACCAAATGGATATGGATTCAGAGGTTAATGCGGCATTAGATACGATTGCTGAATTTTCTACGTTGTTTAATGAAAGTACAAAATTACCATTCAATATTCAATTTAATGATGATCCATCATTTACTGAAAACGAAGTTCTTCAGAAATCATTGCGCCAATGGTGTTCAATGAATCAAATGAACAAACGTATTTTTAGAATTTTTAGAAATACAGTCAAATATGGTGACCAATTATTCGTAAGAGACCCAGAAACATATAAATTGTATTGGGTAAATCCAGCAAAAGTAGAAAAAGTTGTTGTAAACGAAGGCAAGGGTAAGAAAATCGAAGCATATTACATCAGAGATTTAGATATCAATATGCAAAGTCTCAATATTACTGCTGATAGTGTGAAGTTATCACAGACTGGCCAACAACACATGGGTATTCCAACACAGACTGCTGGTATGCAACAAGGTTTTGGTTCTGGCGGAGCAGAAGGTGGAGGGCGTTTTGCAAATGATGTCACTACAACTGCGGTTGATGCCAAGCACGTTATTCACGTATCTCTAAGTGAAGGCATTGACCAATACTGGCCTTTCGGCACAAGTATGCTTGAACCTGTATTTAAAGTATACAAACAAAAAGAATTACTAGAAGACTCTATCATTATCTATCGTGTTCAAAGAGCGCCAGAACGTAGAGTATTTTATATTGATGTTGGTGATATGCCAACTCATAAAGCACGTCAACACTTAGAACGTATTAAGAATGAAATTCATCAACGAAGAATCCCATCTAAAACAGGTGGTGGTGCTAACGTTGTTGATAGTGCATACAATCCACTTTCTATTATGGAAGATTATTTCTTTGCTCAAACAGCCGATAGTCGTGGTTCTAAAGTTGAAACATTGCCAGGTGGTGAAAACTTAGGTGAAATTGATGACTTGAAATTCTTCAATGATAAACTACTAAGAGGTTTGCGAGTCCCACCAAGTTATTTGGGTGGAATGGACAGCAACGGTTCAGCATTTAACGATGGTAGAACTGGCACAGCAATGATTCAGGAGTTTAGATTCACAAAATATTGTGAAAGACTGCAACAACTTATTGTTGAAGAACTAGATAAAGAATTTAAGATGTTCTTAAAACATCGTGGTGTTTTGATTGAAAGCAGTTCATTTGACTTATCATTTAATGTTGTTCAGAACTTTGGTAAGTATCGTCAAGCAGAAGTAGACCAGGTAGCAATGAACGTATTTACGAGTATTGAAGGCGCAGATTACATCAGTAAACGTTTCGCAATGAAACGTTTCTTAGGACTATCTGAAGAAGAAGTCTTAGAAAACGCATCACTATGGAAAGAAGAACGTAATCTTGATGACCCTCTAGCACAAAGCGAAGACCAACTTAAAGGCGTAGGAGCATCTCCTGGACCTAGTGGTGGAGATTTTGATGCAGGTGCCGAAGACTTTGATGACTTAGATGTTGCAGATGAAGAAGGTTCTGTCATATCTGGTGCTGAAAATGAAACTACAGACACCGATTCTGACGAAAATGCATAAATACATTAAGACGGGAGAACTAAATATCCCCATAATAAATTCATTCAAGGAGAAGTAAAATGGCACAAGTACAAACAATAACTATCACTGACACAAGTGGTACTACGCACGATACGGTAGAAGCACTATTAACGCAAATGGGCTCAGAGGTAGACACATCAACCCAAGTCGATTTTTTCGAAGCCAGTGAACAGGCGGGATTACTAATACAAGATCACGAACTTTCAGAAGATGGTGCAACAGTAATTATTACTCGTAATTGGACAGATGCACGTTGGGTTGATTTTCAGGCAGAAACTGGAACTCCAGACTTTGTTGCGGCTGGATGGACTGTAGTAACTGAAGATAGACTGGTTCCAAGGGGATTAACAACACGCATGGACACTTTTGTTGGTAGTAATGATCCTGAAGCATAAACATTTGTTTGAAAATAGTTAAGTATTAATATGAAATATATAGAAATAAACGAAAACTATTCTCCAGAAGAGGATGCATTTATGAGTATCGACCTTGACGATACTCGTAAAACTCGTTTGACTCTTGCACATCTTTCTAAATTAAGAAAGATAAGAGAATATAGAAAATATCAAAAAGCCTCTGAAGCGGGCCAAGTTAAGCAACAATATGGTCCTGCTGACGCATCATCAGGTCCATCTGATTTAGAGTTATAATATTTGACGATTAAGTATAGTCTTTACAAATAAGAAAATTTACTAAATATCTTAGGTTACCAGCAAAACCTTCAAAAATTGCTCATTTTATCGTATATTCCCTATATACGAGCATAATCCCTATAAATAACTATGTATGAAACACACTTTATGTCATATTATGTGACATTTGTATGTTCGTTTCTATAACCCCGCCGCAATTGTAGTGGCTATGAAAATGATTTATTAAGGAGACTTATAATGTCAAGAAGTACACTAGAACAAGTGCTAGAATTGTTAATCAATGAGGAAACGTCAAAAGCGGAATCGCTTTTACATGACTTTGTAGTTGAACAAGCACGACAAATCCACGAGGATTCTCTTAACGAAAGCGACACAGTTGTAGAAGAAGAACTTGAGGAAATTGAAGAATCAGAAACTTTATCAGATGATATTGAAGATGATTCAAATGAAATTGAAAACGAAGAAATCTTTGACGATGAAGATATTTCAGATGATGAGGCTCTTGATGACTTAGAAATGAGTGATGAAGAAGCACCTGAAGAAGAAATTGAAGACAGAGTAGAAGACTTAGAATCAGCATTAGCAGACCTAGAAGCAGAATTTGAAAAAATTATGTCTGGTGAAGAAGACGATGCTACAGACGAAGACGAAGAAATGGCTGACATGGAAAGCGAAATCGATTTAGATATTGAAGAGCCAGAAATGGAAGAAGCAGTAGAAGAATTTGAAGAAGCAGAAGAAGTTATTGAATCTACTGACGAAGAAACAGTAGAAGAGGCTTCAACTGAAGATTTAGACGAAGAAGAAGAAGAAAAATTGGAAGAATATACTATTCCAGTTTCTGCTAAGCCTGGCGCTGACGGTGAAAAAGATTCACCAGTAGCAAAAGACGGTGGCGCTGACGAAAGTAAAGCCGCACCAGTTGGACAAAAAGATGGTAATACATCTGGCGGTTCAGCAACAGCAGTAGTTAAACCTAAAGGCAAGTAAAGCCTAAGTAAATATTATATTTGGAGATAATTGATGACCGTTCTTATTGAGAGATTAACACATAATCAAGCAAATGTAACATCACGAATCGTTGAAGGCGAAGAGGGTAACAAGAGTATGTTTATGGAAGGCATTTTCGTTCAAGGTAACGTTAAAAATGCTAACCAACGAGTATACCCGGTGAAAGAAATTGCTAAAGCAGTAGAAAACGTCCAAGGAAGAATCAAGGATGGATTTCCAGTGTTAGGCGAGTGCGATCACCCACCTGAATTGACAGTCAACGTTGACCGAGTGTCACATATAATTGAAAACATGTGGATGGATGGTCCAAATGGCTTTGGTAAACTTAAAATTGTTCCTACACCAATGGGCAACATTATTAGAACACTAATCGAGTCTGGCGCCACTTTAGGTGTCTCATCTCGTGGTTCTGGTGAAGTTGATAACAATGGTAATGTGAGTAATTATGAGATTATTACAGTTGATATCGTGGCACAACCAAGTGCCCCGGAAGCATATCCAAAAGCAATATACGAAGGATTAATGAACATGAATGGCGGCTACGACACATGGAAGTTAGCACAGAATGTTCAACACGACAAGTCCGCACAAAAGTACTTGTCAAAAGAAATAGTTAAGTTCATTAGAGAACTTAAACTTTAATAGAAGAAGGAGAACCAACAATGGCAACAAATGAAATCCTTGCTGGTCTTCTTGAGTCTGATGTTTTGAGCGAAGAAGTTTCAGTTCAAATATCAGAGGCTTGGGAAGCACAAATAAATGAAGCAAGAGAAGAGATAACGGCCGAGTTGCGTGAAGAATTCGCACAGAAGTTTGAACACGACAAATCAGTAATTGTAGAAGCAATGGATAACATGCTTAATACTGCGATTAAAACTGAAATGGAAGAGTTTAAAACTGACCGCGAACAACTAATCGCAGAACGTGTTGCATATAAGAAAGCAATTTCTTCACATGCATCTCTCCTTGAGAAATTCATTACTTCTCAATTAGCGTCAGAAGTGAAAGAACTTCGAGCGGATCGTGCGAAAGTTAACGAACATTTAGGTCGAACTAAAGAATTCGTTGTTAAACAACTTTCACGTGAACTCTCAGAGTTTCACAATGACAAGCGTGACTTAGTGGAAACTAAAGTACGCATGGTAGCAGACGGTAAAGAAATCTTTACCAAAACTAAGAACGCATTTATTAAACGTTCAGCAGAATTGGTCGAAAAGACTATCAATAATGCTTTACGTTCTGAATTGGCTGTTCTTAAAGAAGATATCCAATCGGCTAAAGAAAACGAGTTTGGCCGTAAGATTTTTGAAACATTCGCAGGCGAATTCATGACTTCACAATTAAGTGAAGGTACTGAAGTTGCTAAGATTACTAAGAAATTAGGTGAATCTGCTACTAAGATTGCGAAGTTAGAAGAAACAATTACTGCAAAAGATGAAGCCATAACAAGCGCCGAAACTGCACAGAAAGTATTAGAAGACAGAATGGACCGTAAAGAAGTCATGGAAAGTCTTTTATCACCTCTAGGCAAAGAAAAGCGTAGCGTAATGGTTGATTTACTTGAAACAGTAAAAACAACTAATTTAAAGACAGCATTTAAGAAATATTTACCTGCAGTTTTAAATGAGAAAGTCTCAACTGAGGCAAAGCAAACGTTAACAGAAGGCAAAGTAACAGAACACACTGGCGATAGAGGCGAAGAAGTAATTACTTCAGCACCAAAGTCACAGAGTAGCGATGCCAATATAATCCAGTTAAGAAAATTAGCAGGACTTAAATAATTAATACCAGATAAAGGAGAAAAAGATGGAAAATCTTTTCGAAGGAAATAACTGGGACACTACACGTGAAACACTTCTAGATGGTCTAGATGGTAACAAACGTGACGTAATGTCTACAGTATTAGAAAATACAAAACAAGCACTTACAGAAAGTTCGGCTGCAGGATCTACAACGGCTGGTAATATGGCTACTTTAAACAAAGTTATCTTACCAATCATTAGACGTGTAATGCCAACAGTAATTGCGAACGAAATCATCGGCGTACAGCCAATGACTGGTCCAGTTGGACAAATTCACTCACTACGTGTTAGATATGCGGAAACTACTGGCGGTGCAACTGCTGGTTCTGAAGCACTTTCACCTTTTGATATTGCTAACTCATATTCAGGCGATGGTTCAGCGGCTCCGGCAGCAACAGCATCAATGGAAGGTGACGGCGGTAACAAAATGTCTATCCAAGTTCTAAAGCAAACTGTTGAAGCGAAAACTCGTAAACTTTCTGCTCGTTGGACTTTTGAAGCGGCACAAGATGCTAATTCAATGCACGGTTTGGACGTTGAAGCAGAAATCATGGCAGCACTTGCTATGGAAATCACTGCTGAAATCGACCAGGAAATCTTAACATCATTAGGTAACCTTGCTACAGGTACTGCGTCTTTTGACCAGAACGCTGTTACAGGTACTCCAACTTTTGTTGGTGACGAACATGCGGCACTTGCAACTTTGATGAACAGAGAAGCAAACTTAATTGCACAACGCACTCGTAGAGGCGCGGCAAACTGGGCAGTTGTATCACCTGCGGCACTTACTGTGCTACAGTCAGCAACTACATCAGCATTTGCTCGTACTACTGAAGGTACTTTTGAAGCACCTACAAACACTAAGTTTGTTGGTACTCTAAACGGTACTATGCGTATTTACGTAAACACTTATGCCAACGATGCTACACCAGTACTTCTTGGCTATAAAGGTTCAGGCGAAATTGACGCGGCTGCGTTCTATTGCCCATACGTTCCATTAATGTCATCAGGCGTAGTAGTTGATCCGTCAACTTTCGAGCCAGTTGTATCATTTATGACTCGTTATGGTTATGTTGAACTTAATAACACTGCATCATCACTTGGTAATGCGGCTGATTACGTTTCAAAAATCGCAATGTCAAACCTTTCATTCGTATAATATATTATTATATAAATTGAATATAGAAAGCCACCTTCGGGTGGCTTTTTTATTGCCTGATTGTAACGATAAAGATAAATACTATTAATATATAATTTATTAGTATTTTTTGGGATAATATAATGGCAAGACAAATTAAATTTGGGGACAAACTATTACTCCAAGGCGAAACATTAGTTTTAGATAACGGCGCAAGTGCTGGAGTAATCAGATCAAAAAACGGTACAATTCAAATTGAAGGTAATTTGATTGTAACTGGTGATACGACTACAGTCAACTCACTTCAAACAAGTTTTGCTGACCCAAAGATTTTACTTAACGGCGACCTGACGGGTTCTCCAACTGAAGATGTTGGTATAGAAATTGGTCGTGGTAGTTCTGATAACAAATTTTTAACATGGAATGAAACATCTGACAAATGGACAGTAGGCTCAGAAAGTTTTGTAGCAGGCACATTTGAAGGTAATATAACAGGCGCACATAATGGTACAGTTGGTGCAACAACGCCAGCGGCAGGTTCATTTACAACAGTTGATATTGATGCTGGAACAATTGATGGCACAGTAATTGGTTCTAGTTCTCCAGCGGCTGGTACATTTACAACCCTAACCGCTACAACTATAACTGGTGCAGTAACAGGTACAGTAACTGGCACAGTTTCTAATATTGCTAATCACTCAACAACTGATTTATCAGAAGGCACTAACCTTTATTATACACAGGCTAGAGTAGACACACGATATGCCCAACTACAAGCAGATGCTAATTTTATAGAAACATTAGATGGACAAACGGGTTCATACTACTTAGATTATACTAATTTTACGGGCACCCCTACTACTACGAGCAGTCTTGCCAATCACAGTATAGACGCATTAAATGATGTTGACACTACGACAGTAGCACCAACAACTAATCAAACTATTATATGGAATGGTACTAACTTTGTTCCAGGAGAAAGTTTTAGTCAATCAGATTTCAACTCAGCATTCA